CCGTACGCTTGGATTGCTCTGCCATTTCTGATAGGCCGATTATTGCTAATGGGGCGAGTCTATCAGGGTGAGCGGGATTGGTGCAACTGACGAGGAATAGCCCGCGCCATGCAGGTCTACATTATTGCGGCGGGAAGCTTCCTTGGACCATTGTGGCTAGCTGCCCCTTTGTGATGCCTATCTTTGCTTTTGTGACTTAGCATCCTAGATCGAATCCAGCCATAAAGATCGCGCGCATAACAGATATTGCCTGATCGTCAAATTTAACTTTGTCTTCCGAGTATCTCTCCAGTTGGCGCATTAGCTCATCGAAACCTTGATCAGCATCTTGACTCATGACTGACTCCGGGCGGCGAGCATCGCATCCGCATAGCGATAGGCGTCATGCGCTTGCTGGGCATGACTGTAAAAGCGACCCGGACCGCCGATAGAAACGCTGCCGTAGCCAGCGCCTCCGCCAGACTGCGGAGTGCCGTGAAAAGATACTAAGCCCTGAAGAGCTTGAGCGGCGAAATAATCGCGCAGGGTCATGCCTTGCTGGAGGCTGTCAGCGCCGTGAAAGTACATCGGGAATGCTTGGGGATTTTCCATTATTAAGCTCCTGTCAGATAATGAATACCGCATCTGCGGGCCCTTATCTGCCTCCTATCTCGCCACCGATGGAGCATCGGCCAACTGTCCTATGACATGGCTTGCACATTCACTGCATTGCGCCTTTGACGTACCCGATTAGGGGAGGTAACCCTGGGCAGGCAAACTTTGCAGCGGGTCCGCATGTGCCATACGGCTAACCAGATAATCAACCAGCAGAACAACTATGTCAACACTTATTACTGATCATCCTCAGCATCACCAAGACCCCGATCATCAGCGTCATCATCGCTACCGAATTCAAGCACGGGCGCCAGAGTGCAGCGGCAATTATGTGTTACCATTCCGTTTGCAGCATACCAATTATCCCTGCTTTCGAGGTTGTACACATGGCCAGAGTATTTACTGACGACTTTCTTGACCACGCGAAGACGCTTTTTGATGGCGTGCGAACCCTCAGCTCTGTCGCCAAGTTTCTCGGAGTGAACCCTGACAATCTCTCCAAGGCTCTCCGCGCTCAAGGCTTCGAGATAACCAAGGGGAAGCCAGTTAGCGCAGTGCGCAAGGAATTGCCCGCAGAGCAAATCGCTATTGAATACGCCAGCGGACTCAGTGAGCAGCAGCTCGCTAAAAACTATGGCGTGTCCAGGACCGCTATAACCAGACGCCTCTCCGAAATGGGAATCCAGAGACGCAGCCAGAGCGAGTCGAGCATTATCAGCGCCAGCAAAGTCACCTTTGAGGAGCGTCAGCGCAGAGCTGAGGCTGCCAACGAGGTGATCAGGGGCGCCAAGCGCACGCATGACGAGCTGTGCAGGCGCGCAATTTCCAAGAGCAAAAGCATGCGCATTATCATCGGCCCAGGAGAGGAGGAATTTGCACAGGCGCTCACTCAGCGCAACATCTACCACGTCAGGCAGGCACCCCTTGATATCTACAACCTGGATTTCCTTGTCGGTAATGTCGCCGTGGAACTCAAGTCCGGTATGAGTAACCGAGGCCCTGCGATGGCCGACAAAGTAAGAGGCAGATTCGAAAAGATCAATGAATTCGGGCTTAGCATTCTCTACGTCTGCTTCAGAAGCACCGCTGCGCTCATCGCAAGCATTGACCAAATAATCGCCGAGATTGATATCCTTAATAGCCTTCCAGCCGGACAGCGTGAGAACCGGATGATTGGGTGTCGCTTTCAGGATTACGCCATTGTCCGCAACCAGCTCAATCAATTCACCAGAATAGACGCTCCGATAGAGCTTATGAATAGGACTGAAGCTCTCAACTAGCGTATCTCCTGGGTGGCAGTTGATGAGCTGCCCAGGAAACCCCCGCTCGCCAGTTCGCTCATCAATAACCGGCGGATCATCATACGAGAACACCTGGCCATCCAGCCGCAGATGCAGCTTGCGAGGGTCCGCCCCGCCACCAGAGTGGACCCATTCCCACTTCTTCATGCCGACAGACTTGGCTCGCTCAACGTTCATGGCCGTCGTAATCTTGCGTGTCTGGTCGACCGCGATCAGCTTGGCCCTGTTCTCAGTGAGCCCGTCGTAATGCTTGATACCATCAAAGATATCCTGGGCTCCATTGCCGCCAGTGGATGCAGACCTCAGCACCAGTTGTGATATGCGCTCATGGTATTGCTGCTGCACGGATTTGATCAGGCCGACATTCTCAGCCGTAGCGGCTGTGATGCGCTCTGACATATCGCCAGGCATATCGGGTACAGGGATGGTCAGGCCGCCACTGATGCTCTTTAGCGATTGCCCGAGCGCCTGCTTGGATGCGGTCGAGGCGCTATCGATCATCTTATCGGTGATCGAGGATGCCTTGGCCGCAAACAGCTTGGCATATTTATTACCGAGAAAGTTGAACAGGATGCGTGCTTGGCTGGCTAAGGATGCATCGGCAGCCAGGATATGAGCCTGGAATGCAGCCGGTGAATCCATGGCCAGTGCCGACTCCTCATCGGCATGCGTCCTGAACAGCTTGCGCACCTCGGCGTTGTACTCCTTCTGCATCTGCTGGACCAGGCGATCAAGACTGGCTTGATACCTGGCTGCAGCTGGCGCCGAATACGGAGGCAGCCGAGTACCTTTCAGCTTGGCGTTTCTCGGTGTCGCCCATTCGAGGCGCTTGCGGGTTACACGGATTTGTTTAGGCATTACCTACCCCGGGCCACTGCAATTTGCAGCACGCCCATAATGCCGCAGGAAGATCTTCCGTGCGACAAATGCTTCGCCATAGGCAGCCACGCTTGCGCTGTAGAATAATCACCGTATCAACACCTGAAAGTTTGGCAGTCACGCGATAGTTTTTCAGTGCGAGCACGACCATCACTCGCCCTCCACGATTTCGAATTTTCGGTAGCCTGCGTCGTAGAGTGCTTCATGGTAGGGAATGCCGCTGTCCTCGCCTTCCACGCATACGCGCTGGATATCATCGGTAATTCGTTTGCGCTCTTCCGCCTTGATCTGCTCGGGGGTGCGGAGTGGTCCAAGCAGCTTGGCGAGAATGCATTCGCACCGACCCATATCCAGCTCGATAGCGCACATGGCTTGGTCGCAATCATTGATGAATGCAGCGCGTACAGTGACGCGCTTTCCGATCATGAATTTTCGCTCATCCTCCCATGTAATAGTGGTTTCGTCGCCCTTGAGCACCTCGCACACCGTCCCAACTGGCGGCAGGCCTTCGCCATTCCAGGCAGATGGCCGCTCAACATAGTTCACGGGGCCCTCCAGAAATGCAGAAGAACTCATGCGGCAAGAGATCCATCGACCAGCATGCCAGTATCTGGCTTGGGCGCCGGAAAGATCTCGCCAGTAGATCCCACCGATGGAATCTACGAAACAATGCGTAGCGTCTTCAGGCGCATCCGACCAATTTATATCAACCAGTTTCATTGGGCTTCTCCTTTGGCGCGGGCGATGGCGGCGCGTGCAATCCCAATAATTCTGTCAGCTTCGGAATGGGTCAGGTCGGCAGCGCAATTCTTGGCGACAATCTCCAGCGCCTCCAGCATATCCGGCGCCACCTGCATCAACTGCGCCACGGCCTCACACTCTTCGGTAGAGGTTCGGCCACCGCCGTCGCTGTATCCAGACGAGACCTGCGCCGAGAAGACATTCACGCCGTCCTTGCTCAGCTTGTAAACGCACGCGCCGTCGCGCAAATATGGCCCCGGCGTAAACTTCGACTCACTCATAACCATTATCTCCTGTCATTGCGCTCAATTGCGCACCCTGATTATCGCCCAAATAACAACTATGTCAAGGCCATTATCAATCCCGAGATAGTGGTTATTGAGCGATAACAAAAAGCCCCGGTAAAGGGGCTTTTCTTTTGGTTATGACTGGTCGGGATCATTGCCAGCCAAACAATCGCGCTCTACATAACCGGCTCCTCTGGATTCTGTTGGTCAGGCTCCAAAGGCTCATTCTGCGGCAAGCCAGTAACAGGATCAACCTCTTCGACCTCATCCTCCTCAACATCAGCCAGATTGAAGAAGTCCGAATCCTTGTCCTGCTGCAGCTTGCGGCGTACATCCTGGCCGTCGATGGCTTGCATGGCCACGTAGATCTGAGCTGTCTGCGCCTTCTGCAGCTCAATGGCTGCAAACTCTGCCGCTGTAGGGCTATCCAGGGCCGCCCACTGAAGGCTGACCGGCATAGGTGCAACATCAAGCTTCGGCGCCACCTCAGACTTCATGACCAGCTCATGATGACGCTCAAGCAGTGGCTGAACGTCCTGCTGGATACCTTCAAGGAATTCGCGATAGCTGGCCTCCTCATACTCACCTGATGCACCGAAGCCCTTTGGAGAAGTCCCCAGGAGCTTTGTGGCTGGGACCTCGCAGATGGCGGCATCCAGTTGATACTGCGTCATGATCAGGGCATCCATGTCGGCAAGACTGGTATCGGTCGTGCCCCAGGCTTCACCAGCGCCAAATACAAGGATGCCGTGGTTATCACGAAGCTCGGCAGCCTCAGCCATGTTCTCGCGCACCTTATCCAGGTCTGCACCTTCGGACGCCTGGAATGTGTTCATGCGCTTGGTCATGGCCAGGATTGGCGCTTCATTGGCGGTACGCTCAGAAGCATATACGCGCTCATAGATTCGCTGAGGAACCGACACGCCACCAAACTGATAGGTAGCTTTGAGGAAGTCGACGACAGGATAGGGGATGTAGATCGCCAAATGGCTGCGGTGAATCATCTTGTCCCTGACCATGTAAAACTCGGGCTCGTAAAAGCCCATGCTCATCGGGTCATTGATGTTCGACTCAGCCAGCTGCGGCACAATCCATTGCGGGTCAATCTGGCTGATGCCCTTGTACATACCAGGACCGACGCCATCGATATTGAACGGCAGCTTGTAGTAATCAGGCTCAGTTGATTCAACAACGAACAGCGCGATTCGGACGCCATACACGCGGCCGAACTGAATGAACTCGCGCATGGTGCGATTAATGCCCATCCTGCGATCGGCTCGCTCGATCAGGTCTACGGCTCGATTGGCAAGTGCGCTGGCTGCTTTCTCGTCCATGCCATCCGGAGTTTCGCAGTCAACCGCGTAACCCTGCCTGATAGCATCCTTGGCTGGCATGGAGCACGCCTTATCGACCAGCCAGTGTTGGGCGATCATGGCGCAGTATTGGTAGCCAATGAACGACTGGGCTGCGTACCAGCTGCCGACAGCCTCAGGAATTCCGCCCCAGGTTCCTTTCAGCGGGAATCGCTCGCCAATGGATTCGTCCATCGCGGCGCCACCATTAGGCTGCGGGAATTCAACCTTGAAGTGATCAGGCTTTACCAGCGGACCGAGGTCATGGGAATACATGCCGCGCTTCTTGGGCGCCTCGGAGTCGGTGACCGGTGTTTGCTTTTTGAACGGCCACATAGGCCCTCCTTAATGATTATCCCCACAGGCCTTTACTGGCGCTGTACAGGTCGCGTACTGCCTGAGTGAATGCGTCAACCCTATCGTCATTGGCAGCGGCAGGGAAGGTGGTTATCTCATCGATCCAGTCCTTGATCCATGGCGCGATGTCCGGATGAGGTAGCCAGATGTTGCCAGCCTCCCACTCAGCGGTGATCGCGTGAGCCCTGGCAATCTTGCTGCCATCAGGTTCGACAGGAATCATGCCAGAAATCTCGGCCTTTAACGAATCCATGATAGCCGGACCGTTAGCCTTGTCCTCGATCAGTTTGCGCCTGGCTTGAGGGTAGCGAGCGGTCATGGCGATCACGGCGGCCTTTGACTTGGTGAAACTCATACGCTCGCGGTGCTCA